CGCAGACTGTCGCCCAAGCACGTTGTTGTTATCGTGATTGAACGTGGCGAAGACGTCGTTTACGCCTAGGGAGCGTTCGCCAGCGCCCGGCAGAATCCGCTCACGGAATCCGCCTAGGTTGTGGCTCAGCTCATTGAAGCGGTAGGCATATCCGCGCATCGTGATGGTGTCGCCATCAGTCGCCCGAATCTCCGCCGTCCCCGTTAGGTTCCGGCGCTCCGCTATCGTCATTCGTTCCCCCCTTACCGGGATCAGGGCCGATGTGGGCGGGTGTCTCTCCCGCCGTAGTGACCGGCGGTACGTAGTCCGCTTCAACGTCCACGAACTTGATCGGGACGCGGAAAACTTGGCCTTGACCGTTCGGCAGGGGCGCTAGGTCTTCCCAGCCCCGAACTTCGTCAATGCAGTAGACGCCGTTCATGAGCCCGGTCTGATACATAGTCATTCGCTCGTTCGGGGCACCGCGCTGGATTCCGTCAAGGCTGAACTTGACGAATAGCTGCCGGTTCGCGGACTCAGCGAAGAGCAGGCGCGTAAAGCCCGCCTCGATCCGCTCAAGCCACGGCCGAAGAGAGAACATGGCAAACGCCTGATTCTGCTCGGCGAGACCGGAGCCCCACGACGTTGAGTTAGTCGCGTCGGAGATCAGGTGAGGCGGGACGCCGAAGATACGGGCGATTTCCGGGACCTGAAACTGTCGCGTCTGGAGAAACTGTGCTTCGTCCGGCGACATGGCGATCTTGGAGAACGATGCGCCTTCGGTCAGCAGCGCCACCCGGTGAGCGTTGTCCGCCCCGGAGTTAGCCATTCGCCACGCGTCACGCGCACGGGCCATGCCGTCCTCAGACATCGCGCCCGGAACAGTCACAACCGCGCCCGGAATCGCGCCGTTCGCAAAGAACTTCGCGCCGTACTTCTGAGCCGCAATGCTCAGGCCGATGGACTCACGCGCGTAGGCGATAGGGCTAACGCCCGTGAAGTCGCCCGGCAGCATCATCCCGGGAATGTGCAAGATATCGCGGGCCGTGAACCAACCTAGGGCAACTTCGTGCCCGTCCTGGTCAACGTCCCAACAGTCAAAGACCTTACGGCGCTTGCCGTCCACAATGACCGTGTGCGTCATGACCTTAGAAGGGTCGATGACGTCCAGGGCAACAATGTTCGGCCCGTTCCACGTCACAGCGACGTACGCATTACCGTCCAGCAACAGGGACAGCATGATCTGAGAAATCAGGTCGATGCGGCCAATACCACCGGGCTCCGCTGTCGGGTAGTCCAGCCAAAACGGAGACTTGACTTCCTTCCGCGTACCGCCCCGCTTCGTGTACGTGGAAACCGGCAGGGTCGCCACGGTCTCACTCAGCAGCCGGATACACGCGAAGACCGCGCTAACCGTCATGGACGTAGCCGCGTTGACAGTCTCGCCAGACTCAGCGGTCATTCCCGGGAACGGGAACATATTGCCGGAGACGTCATCCCAGACGCGCTCTTCGGCCTTCGCCTCAGGTGCCCGGAACAGGCTGGACCAAAAACCCATGCGGGCACCCCTCACGTAAGGGCGACCCACTCAATTGAGTAGGTCGCCGGTCAGTCGTTGAATAGGTCGGAAGTTCCGCCGTAAGCCCAGGCCGTACCGTCTTCGCGGTGGCCGGTAGCGATGATCGGAGCGTCATGGACAAGCCCCGCGTTTTCCTCGCGCCACATCACAGCGCCGTGAACGGCAAGGATCATGGCAATGGCAAGGTCGATCTTCCGGCGAGAAGCGGCGTATTCCTTCGTGACGCGCGCGCCGTTCTTATCCTCACGGAGCACCGCGTTACCGACGTGCCGGGCAAGCGCCGGATTCCCGTCATGGGACAACCGGCCATCGCGGGCAGCGTCGTACACGGCCTGAGTAGCCGGGACCATGCGCTTAAGGCTGTTCGTCGGGAACGCCTCAACCGGATGCCCCTCGGCCTCAAGGTTGTCTAGCGTCTCTTCCCAGCGGTACGGGTCGGCAACAAGGTTCCGGACCGTGTACGCGGCAAGCGCATCGTTCAGCGCCGCCCGGACGTCCGCCATAGGCACACGCCAATGAGCGTCATCCGCCGGTGCTTCCCAGTGCCCCAGCACGAACACCCGAAGGTCTTCGGTCCGGCAGGCAACAAGCGCGGTGCTGTCACCCTTCCAGGACCCGTCAAAGCCCAGTACAACGGCCGTTCCGGGCTCTAGGGTGTCCTCGGTCCCTAGGGAGTCCCAAAGGCCGTGAGGCAGCCACGTAGACGCGCCACGGACGAACTGTGAAAGCCGGTAGATCCGGAAGCTAGCCTCACTGCTCCGCTGAGACGCGGCCTTGAAGTCTTCCGGGTTCAGAATGTCGTAAGACGGATTGCACGCACGCCAGACCTCAGGGTCTAGGTGGTCCACCGTGTCCCCGATGCGCGGACCCCACGACCGGTAGAAAAGCGTCTCGTCCACGGCTTCGCCGGAGTTGACGCGCTCCCCCTGCTCACACAGCGCGGCAAAGGGTCCATCGGGATCAGGTCCGGCAGTGGAAATCACAAGGAAGATTGGTTGATTCCGTGCGGCCGATCCCAGGGTCAGAGCGTCGAACAGGTCCGCCGACTTACTGAACGCGTATTCGTCCAGCGACACAGCGGAAGGGTTGAGACCCTGCTGCCGTCCGGCATCCGCCGAGACAACGCGATAGGTCGAATCCTTGAAGCGGATCACGTCCCGCTGAACGGTACAAACCGCGCTCAGCTTCGGGGACGCGTTCACCATCTGCTTAGCAGCGTCAAACACCATGCGCGCCTGATTACGGTCATTCGCGGCGGCAATGATCTGTCGCTGAGCGTCTGCCCGATCGGCAACTAGGTGGTAAAGCATGATGGCTGCCGCAAGCGTGCTCTTCCCGTTCTTACGGGCGACGCATACGCAAATGGTCCGGTGCTTCCGCACGTACTGGCCGAACGGGTCACGGACTAGGGCGTACGCGTCAATGAGAAGAGCGCGCTGCCACGGCAGTAGCTTGAAAGGCTGGCCAGCGAACGAACCGGTGAGGTAACAGAATTTCTCAATCCAGTTGGCGACCCGGTAACCCTCGGAAGGGAACGGGGCATCCGCCGGAATGTGCCGCGCGATCACAGGATCAATGCCGGTCACGCGCTCACCCCTTAGAAGTCTTCGGGGCTCAGCGCCACCTTCCGGGCTTCCGCCGCCACAATGCCCAGACGCATTCGCGCCTCAGGCGTAAAGCCGATCACGGTCTCAATCGCCCGAAGTTCCTTCTCCGTCGATTCCACGTACCGCATGGCCGGATGCACTGCCGGTTGCCCGGTGCTGCCCACGGTCATGAGTCCGTCCGCGTCAACCGCGCTGAGCAGGTCCGCCCGCCGGTCGTGTAGTTCGCAGTACCGCATGATGATGTTGCGGTCCGTCTCAGGGCTGTACGCCCCGCTACCGGCTTGCCAGACTGCCCGCCACACTTCCTTGCCCGCAGACCCCAGTGAGGCCGGTACGCGCGGAGCACGCCCTTCGTAGACCACTGGGGCGGTTGGCTCAGCAGCCGTGTTCGCGTTGCCGGTCCGAAGATCCGGGCTCTTCGCTCTAGCCACCTTGCACCACCCTTCGGGGCTGTTAACAACCCCTTCCGGGCGGCATTCTCACGGGGCTTGATCGGGCTTCGCCCAGGTCCGACAGCGCGGAGGGGCGAAAAACGGGCTGACACCTAGCGTGCGTGTTTTGAGCTTGGGCCGGGATCGCCAGCGGGCTAGGTCTCTGAACTTTTGCCGGACCAAATCGGACACAGCAATTCAGAGACCCAACCCAATTAGAAAGGCGGACGGCTAGCCTGAAAGTCTTCGCGCGTCTTTGTCTTATGGCATGGACGGCAGAGAGCTTGCACGTTCGCTGCCACATCCTCACCGCCCTTAGCAAGCGGAGTGATGTGGTCAATGTCAATGGCACTCGACAGGTACAGCAACCGGCAGCGTGCACACTGTCCCTCGCCTGCCTTGTTCACGGCAGTACGCATACGGGCAGCAGCGTTGTTCCCACGGGCGATAGCCTCACGCCGCTTGGCATGGGACGTACGCGTACGACTGGACTCATAGGTTCGGTAGTGCTCTTCGCACCGCCCCCTATGTGTAGCCCACCCCCTACATTCAAGGCACCGTGTACGCATCGCTGTGAAACCTAACGAGAAGTGGACCTACTCAATTGAGTAGGTCAGTGATTGTCCGCCGTGAGGGATTCGAACCCCCATGCCGTAAGGCACCCGGTCCTAAGCCGGGCGTGTCTACCATTCCACCAACGGCGGTTGTTGCTGACGTGGCAGGCTTCGATCCTGCGACACCCGGGTTAACGGCCCGGTGCTCTACCCGCTGAGCTACACGCCAAAGATTTAGGGTTACTCGCTTCCCGCTTACCCGGTGACTAGCCGGGAAGGTAGGGCCGGTTTCACCCAAGGTGCATGACGTCGTACCGGTCAGGGTCCTAGACACACACCGTTGCGCTTCGTACCGGATTTGAACCGGTGCGTACCCGCTCGACAGGCGGGCGCTCTACCGCTGAGCTAACGAAGCATGGTGCCCACGCCCTACAACGGTCGGGAGAGGCGACCGGATAGCGTGAGCAGTGAGAGGGACGGGACTCTGTCCGCCGTATGGGATAGCCCGGAAGGGTGCGCGGTAAACCGCCCTCTACTTAGTAACTAGTGTGTCGATTGCCTAGTGAGTCGATTGCCTGCCCTGATGGCGTGTGACGCGGACCACGTTCGGGCCGGATGACGAAATGACGATGTGGCGCACCGTTCCGGTTGCGTCTACAGAGACTAGTTATTTGTTTCTATAGGTGGTTCCGAGCTAATAGTCATTTCGTCACTTCGTCATGGTGTTGATTACTTAGGGTGTGATTGCTAGGTGATTGGTTACAGATTGTTCAGGGGCAATCCGCCCACGCGTCCGGCGCTGAAATTCCCGCTGTGTA